CCTGATTACAATCTTCGTTCCAATATGGCTTACATCTTACACCAAGCTGATATGATGGCGACTCATATTGAGTTCGACCAATGGAACAGAAGTGATGAGGTTGAAGAACCTATAAATACAAAAGTTCCAAAAACAAAAAATGAACAAAAACAAGTAGACAACTTGAAATCAAAATTTGATGAGTTGTTTAATTAGGAGATATTATGTGGATAGGTTTAACAATATTATTTTTCTTAATTAGTATCTTTACATCTTTATTGGTGTATTACTCTTTACGAAGAATAACACAATATGAAGAATTGATTTTAGAAATTCAACAAGTGATTAAATTCTCAACAGAAAAAATGAAGCTTGTTGATTCTAAAGGACATTATGAATCGGATGATGAGACTGGTTTTTTCTTTGAACAATTAAAACAAATACAATTATCTCTTGATGGGATATTTGAAGAGGAGATACAAGATGCCAAAAAAGAAAGCTAAAAGAAAAGTATATTTTGGAAAAGAAGTTCAAGATGCAATTATAGATTATAATTTTTCAACAGACCATGAAGAAAGAAATGTAATTTATCAACATAGAATACATAAAGCATTTGACAAGTTAGCTGAGAATATAATAAACACATTTAAGTTTACTTATTTTGATTATGGGTTCGAAGACATTAAACACGAAGTTGTAGCTTTTATGGTAATGAATATGCACAAATATGACCATACTAAAGGTTCAAAAGCATTTAGTTATTTTTCAGTTGTGGCCAAAAATTATTTAATTCTTCATAATAATAATAATTATAAAAAATTAAAATCCCACGATAATATGGACGCGTTGGATAGACAAAGTAAATCAACTGGTTTTAAAGAATCTGATTACACAACATTAACAGAGGAAATTGTTGAATACTTTGACAATAATATGAACACTATATTTAAAAAAGATAGGGATTTGAGAATCGGATATGCTATTATTGATTTAATGAAACAAAGAGAAGATATTGAAAACTTTAACAAAAAAGCTATTTATATTTTAATTAGAGAAATGACTGATGTAGAAACCACACATATAACATCAGTTGTCAATACTTTGAAAAAACACTATAAAAAACTATTGGATAAATACTATACCAATGGTTCAATTCTCTTTAATTCATCAAGTTCATTCTTTTAAATATTAAACCCACTTCATTGTGGGTTTTTTATTTCATTCAATTTCTTACAAATTTAATATTTATATATGAATAAGTACATTCAGAGGAGATTGTATGGCAGACGAAAAAGAAATATTTGAGGGGAAAACCTTTCAAGACTTAACAAAAGATATTTACGAAAACACCACAAAACGTAAAACTCAAATCGATTTGTTAATATCAGAAATACACGGATTCATAACAACCATTGATGATGTGGTGTTGGTTGCTCCGATTATAAAAGAATATATGGATACAGCTGTTCGTAATGATGAACACTTAGTAAAACTTGCTGGTGTACTACAAAGAATTATTTCTAAATCACAAGGTGAATCAGATGAATCAATGTTGTTAAGTGATGAAGAAAAGGCGGAATTAATGGGGACACTCCAAGATACAGTTGATGATTTACAAAAAGAAAGTGATAAACTTGAAGCTACAAAAAATAAAACAATTGGTTTGGGGACTAACTAATGGGTTCATTATTTATAACAGATTCAGATAAAACTGTAAAAGGATTTGCTGGTAAAGAATATCCTGTTCCTTTTTATCTACAATTTGTAGCTGGTTATTGTGCTGAAGTAGTACATTCAGAAGAAAGTTTAAGATACAATGGACCAGAATCTATAAATTCAATCATAGCTATACCACATGCAACTGATAAAGTTTATAAGACAAGAGCTAGTGCTGGTGAGGAATATAGATACTATCCTTTGTTAAGAACAATGAATGATGTTCCCTCAAAGGGAGACCCTGTATTGTTGTGTACGATTGGTAAAATAAAATATTATCTTGGACCATTGAATACAAATGCCAATAGTCCAACTTGGAATGATGACCCATCATTTAGACGTGAATTAGTTTTAACAAATCAAAATATTGGCCAAGTTAGTCCAAGAGGTTTAAGAGGTGAGAGTCCTAATTTTAATAAAGAATTATCTTACAGTAGATTAACTAAGAAAAGAAAACAAGAATTAGATTATGGTAACGCTGTTAATGAAACGACTGGTGATACGATAATTGAAGGTAGACATGGAAATAGTTTAAGGGTAGGCAGTCGTAGTAACAATCCATATGTATTTATATCAAATAAAAGATTTCCAGATAATAACTTGGAAAGTATTGGTGATGGCAGTTTAATTAGTATAACATCAAATGGAACATTAAGACAACATTTTGATAATCTTTTTGATGAAGATGGTAATGTTATTCAATTTGGATTATCATCCGATAGTGTTGAAAACAACACATATCCAATTGGTGATATTTATCAAGACTTAAATGGTGTTGAAGATTTAGAAGGTATTTATGGATATAATAACAATCAAATATTATTCAATTCAGATAGAATAACTTTAAATACAAAACTTGATGATATTTTTGTATCATCAATTAAAGATATACACATTGGTTCTGCAGAAAAAATATCAATGAGTTCAGGTATGAGTTTAAATATTTTATCAAATAATGTTAACATTGGTAATCCAAATAAGGCTACAATGGAAAATATGGTATTGGGAAATCAATTACAAGATGTTTTGGTTGAAATTGTAAACTTACTTGGTAGATTACAAACCACTACAAGTTTAGGTATTCAAACACCACTTACTGTTGGTTCTTTTGCAGGTGACATAGTACCTGGTGAACCATTGGCTTCAGTGATTACTAATTTAGAAACTAAGATACAAAATGTAATAAGTACAAAACACAAAATAGAACAAGGATAGTTATGAAAAAGAAAAAACCAAATATAAAAACTATAATCAGAAAAATCGTTAGAGAAGAAGTTGCTATGGCTATTAAAGAGGTAATAACCGAATTAAATAAACCAACTGAATCTCAACCAAAACCACAAAAGAAAATAGTTGAGAAAAAATCATTTACATCTAATTCAGTATTGAATGATGTATTGAATGAAACAGCTCAAGATGATGGTTGGAAAACAATGGGTGGTGGACAATATACTTCAGATAGAATGAATGAAGTTATTGGAAAAAACTATGGTGATATGATGAATGGAACACAACCAGTTCCATCAAGTGACCCAATGAGTCAGTTTTTAAATAAAGATTATAGTCAGGTATTAGAAAAGTCAATAGAAAAATCTAAAAACAAACTTGGAAGATAGTAATGGGATTAAGACAAAAATTAATTAATGCTAAGGTAGATGCTTTGAGAGAATCAACACAAGAACCTGTCGAGGTAGATACAGGCCCTAATTCTTATATTTATTTAGAGGCTGATAAAACCGCTAGAGCTATTCTTGAAACATTAAGTGAAGCTAACTTAACCATAACTCAATTAAAAGCTCCTGTTATAGTTGAGAGTTTGAAGACACCTGACCAACCTGTAAATATAGAATTAGAAACTTTGTTAGGTGAATATCAACCTGTTTTAAAGGCGTTGAGAAAAATAGGTGACCCACTTGGATTAGGTGGTGTAATAGATAAATTAGAAGGTGAAATTGAAAAAGCTATAACTCCGTTATTGGAGGGTGGTGCTAAATTAACTGGATTGAATTTGGGAAAAGATGCTGGTGGTTTAGAATCAATTGGTTATGTTTACATAGGTGAAGACCCTGACTCTGTTGATTTTATTGATGTGGAGGATGAAGATGGTCAGAGAGAAAACACAACTGTTCATTTATTAGTTGAAGACATTGAGGACTTAATTTAATGGCTATAAAAGATACATCAAGAAAACCTTATATAGTTGATAATGATACTAAAGTAAAAGTTGGTATTGATTTACCAATTCGTAGGGGTGATGATAAAGATGGATTTTTTGCAACCACTTCAACAACCATTGAAGCTGTAAAAAACAATATAAGAAATTTGTTACAAACCGAAGAAGGTGAAAGATTCTTCCAACCAAATTTAGGAATAGGATTAAGACGATTATTATTTGAACATATTACAAATGAAAATTTAATCGGTGTACAAGATACCATATTGGATAAGATTGAATTTTGGTTACCTTTTGTAGAAATAAGAAACATACAGGTTTTAAGTAGAGATGACTCTACGGACATAGGAGCAAATGAAATCAGAGTAAAAATAGATTTTAACATTAAACAAGACCCAAACACTTTGGATTCAATAACATTAGATTTTTCATCTGATATATCAGAAACTGAATCCTCAATAACTGGTGGTGGATATTAATTGGAGATAAAAAATGCCAACATATGGTAATGAAAATTTTAAAGAATCAAATGTAAATTATTTAAATAAAGATTTTGCAGCATTAAAACAATCATTGATGAATTATGCAAAATCTTATTTTCCAGATAACTATCGTGATTTTAACGAAACATCACCTGGTATGATGTTATTGGAAATGAACGCGTATGTTGGTGATGTATTATCATTCTATATCGACCAACAATATCGTGAGATGTTATTACCATTAGCGGAGGAAAGAAGAAATATAATCACAATGGCTAAAATGTTTGGTTATAAAGTTAAACCAATTGTCCCAGCTTATGTTGATTTAACCTTTACATCAAATGTTGATGTTGATAGTGGTGATACATCAAAAGTAGATTATGATAATGCTGGTGTGTTTGACCCAGGTATTGAAATAGTTTCATCAACTAATTCAAACACAACCTTTGTAACATTAGAACCAATTGATTTTAAAATAGAACAAGAGGATGATACTAATACAATTGGAACAACTGCTGATACTGGTTTAGCTTCAACCTATACATTATCAAGAACTGTAAGAGCCGTAAGTGCAACTGAAAAAACAATTACATTCCAAGTTGGAATACCTGAAAAATTTAAAACACTTACTATACCAGATACTAATGTGATTGATATTATTTCTTGTGTGGATTCAAATGGAAATAATTGGTATGAAGTTGATTTCTTAGCACAAGACAAAGTTCCAATTTCAACTCACTATACCGATGATGTGAATAGGGAATCTGCATACGTTGATTTTCAAGGTAACACATCAGTAGAAGCTGTTCCTTATTCATTGACTTATATCACATCACCAAAAAGATTTACTCGTGAAACGAATCAAGACAATACGACTTCACTTGTGTTTGGTAATGGAGTTCTAAAAGATGGGGAAACTATTGATGATGGGTTTATTGATATGGAACAAGTTGGAATCATAATACCTGGACAAACAAATGATTTAAATCAATCTATCGACCCATTATTAGGTGACGAGTATTCAACATTAGGTGAAACACCAAACAATACAACTTTAACAATTACTTATCGTGTTGGTGGTGGGATTAATTCAAATGTCCCAAGTGGTGATTTAACCACTTTACCAACTGTATCACCTGTATTAGGAGCATCTACTTTAGCAAATGTAACGAATGAAAAACCAGCTCGTGGTGGTAAAGATGAAGAGGATACGATTGAAATAAAAGAAAAGGCCAAAGCA